ACGGGTGCGCCCGCCTGCCACTCGTCGCGGGACAGCTCGCATCCCGTCTTCACGCCCAGTTCGAGCGATTCGTCGGCAACCTCCTGGACGTTGTCCAGGATGGCTTGAAAGTCTGCCATGAAGCGGTCTGCCATCTTAATCGTTCCTCGCGTGCTCGGAGAGGGTCAAGATGGTAGATTCCAACCCCTGCCTGCTCGATTGGTCTATGTCGAGCTCTACGCCGTGGTAAATGGCCTGCGTGTACGGTCTTTCCTCGAACTCCAAGGTCTTGACCTCCACGCGGGCCGCGATCTTCGGGCCGAGCTGGGCGGCGGTCGCCCATGTGTCCAGCCCCGTGTACCACGGGTTGCAGAACACCTCGGCATCCACCGGCTCGCCCTCGTGCTCGATGCCGTAGGCGTCCACGTAGGCGGCGCTCGTCACGTCGCGGAGCGTTATGGTGTCGCTCCACCCACTCATTCGGACGCCTCCTCGTAGTGGACGTTCTGCTTGCCGTTGAGCAGGCTCGCGACGATGGATCGGTACGATGACAGGCAGGCGTTCCTCTCGGAAGCCTCCACGTCGCGCCCGTACTGCGCCTTGCAGTAGTTGATGACCGCCGTCTTGACGATGGGCATGTAGTCCGACGCGTCGGCGTCGGCGTTCTCGGCGAGGAACTCTGGGCGCACACCCTTGTTCTCCATGTCGAAGAGCGCGGTGCCGATGTAGGTCGAAATCTCGCCATCAGTCAACGTGGTGGTCACGCGTAGCGCAGTTCTCACGTCATCGAGCAGGGTCATGGCCTAGACCTCCTCGGCCTTCTTGGGCTTAGTCGCGCGCCTGCGCGATGCGGCCTTCGACGCCCGCTTCTCTGGGGTCTCGGGCTGCTCGGAAGCACGCTCGACCAGCACGGCGTCTGCTGGCTGGTCGCCTTCCTCGTAGCGGTACGTCTTGCCATTGGGCAGCTTGTAAACGCGAAGCATCTATCTCGCCTCCTCGATTTTCCTGAACAGGTGCCCGCATGCCACGCGGGTGTCCACGTGGCGCGGGATGCCTTTCTTGCGCAGCTCCTCGCAGAAGTACAGGTCCTCCGAGAGCATGCCCCTATGGTTGTCGCGGTAATTCACCCAATCGAACCACGGGTACTTGACTCTGAGGAACACGTCTGACTTCACGAGAATGCACCCCATGCCGCCGCCGTGTATCTCTACAAGGTTTTCGCCGCGCTCACGCATATCGGCGAGTTCGTCTTTCGTGTACTCGCTTTCCAGCGGGTAGTTGAAGTAAGCCTTGCCGTTCGCGTCGAGCAGCTTGCAGGCGCACGTGCGGTCGCTCGGCTCGTTTGCGGCGTTGCGGTGCAGGTAGAATCCGCTCACGCAATCAACGTCATGTGATAGCAGGTTGGCGAGCGCGTCCTTCGGAGGCGTCACGTCGCTGTCCACCATCATCACGTGGCCGTACCCGCCGTCGAGCGCCTTCTGGACGATCTTGTTGCGTGCGGTGGCGCAATCGTAGCCGCGCACGAACTCGAAGTCGCATTCGCATGGCTTGTCCATGTCCCATACGGCCTTGAACGTGTCAGGCGTAATGTTCTCGAACGTCGGTATGGCGATGAGGACTTTAGTCATGGTGCAGCTCCAATGCCTCGTCCCATGTCATCTCGCGGTACTTCTTCAGGTACTCGCGGCGTGCGACCCTGCTTGAGGTCTGCCAGTCGCGGTGCCCCGCGTAGTGAACTATCGCGGGGGTCTCGGAGTACCCCGTTACGAAGCACTCGTTGTAGCGCGGGTCCATGTCGGCAATGCTGTAGAAGTAGTTGAACGCGTCCTGGTCGACGTACGGGACTTGCCGCTCGTTCAGAAACGCGATAAGCCTGTCATCGGCTCCTTCGTCGCGCATGCGAGCCAAGTCCATCAGCGCGACGCCCGCGTTGTAATAGCGCGGGCCGTACGGCTTGAACGTCCCAAGCAACTCGTAGCACATCGCGCACCACTTGCCGCCGAGCGGCGTGTCCCACACACCGTCTACGTCATCGACGCACACGGTGTCGACGTCAAGCTGCAAGACCATGTCCACGTCGGGCATGATCTTCGTGTAACAGACCCTCAGCATCGCCATGTAGGAGAACCAGCTCTTCATGTTCGGCCCGCCCTGCGGAAACCAGGTCTGGCCGCTGACGTCGTGGCACTCGACGAAGCTCGGCAGCTCGTGCGGGAACACGGCATCCTCGACGAGAAAATGCACCACGTCGACCGAGCTGTTCGCGACGAGCGACTTCGCCGCCGTCACCATGTCGGCGTACAGGTTGCGCGTCCCGCTGTAAACCGCGTGCTTCATCTGCCTCCCATTCATGCCTGCAAGTCCGTGCTTACGAAGTCGCGCCTGTAGCGCCGGACGCGCTCACCGTGATGTCGCAGAAGCAGGCGGGGCGCTTGCATGCGACGATCTCGCGGGCCTCGGCGCGGATGGAGACGAGATTCTTCTCGAAATCCGTGTCGTTGCTGTTGGTCGAATCGACGCGAATGCCGTCCGCCTTGCTGCACAGCTCGACGGCGCGGTTCTCGAACGCGCCGATTAGGATGTGGTTCGCGGTCAAATCGGCGCTCTTGGCGAACTGCATCTCGAACAGGGCATTGTAGCGCTGTGCCGCGAACGGGTTGCCCGCCATGTACTCGTTGAGCGTGTTCTTGGCCTTGCGGATGACCTTCCAGAGCGCAGGCGTCACGATGACGGCGTTCGGCGCGATGTGCGTGGTGTCCTCGATGTCAGCCGCTTCGTCGATGATGGCGTCGAGCAGGTCGATTGCGTTTGCGTAGCTGACGGACGCGGTGCCGATGCCGCTCGTGCCAAGCAGCGATGCGAGCGCCTGGTACTGGCGGTTGGCCCACAAGTCGTCTACGAGGTCGCCGTTGATGGCGTCCGCGACGTACGGAGCGTCCCAGAACAGCTCCTCGGTCATCTTGATGAAGCCAGTGACCTTCTGCAAGGTTGCGGACTTCTGCTCGTACTCGTACGTGAGCTTGTTCTTGGTGCTGCCTTCGGACGTGACCCCGACGCTACCCGTGGTCTGCTTGTAGACCGTCCACGTGTAGACGGGCTCGCTGATAGTCTTGCGCGGGAACAGGTCGAGCACCGTCAGCGGTGCCGCGACGCGGCGCACCACGTCTTTGTCGTACTGGGTCGCCACGACGCCAGTCGATGGCGTCGGGTCGCCTGCCGTGCGCATCTGGTACGGCGTGGCGATGTAGCGGTTGTCCGCGCTCTTGTGCTCCTTGCGGAACTGGACGAAATGCTCGCCCAGGCTGGCTGCACGCTCCATGCCGCCCTCCTTCACCTTCACGGCCTCGACGGGCTTCGCCACGCCGCCGACGACCTTGTCCATGTTGCGCTGCTCGATGTCGGCGAGCTTCCCGCGACGCTCGTCCTCGGCGTCGATAAAGCCGAGTTCCGCGTCGATAGCTTCCATCTGCTCGATGGTCGCGTCCTCGGGCGGGTTCTTCGCCAGACCGATTACCTCGGAGCGGCGCTGCGCGTACTCGTCGGCTCCGAGGGAGCGATAAGCCAGCGCGTCCATTGCGGTGAACTCCATTTGAGTTCTCCTTCCTCTAGCTGAGTTTCATTGCCTTGGCGCGCAACGCAATCTCCCTGCGCCTGCGCTCCATTTCGCGCTCAGCCTGCTGCGCCTCCCGCAGCTTGCGCCCCTCGATCGCTCCGTCGATGGCGCGCTTCGCGCTTATCTCCGTGTTCGGGTCAGCGGGACGGCTGACTGCCGAGACATCGAAAACCTTCTTGATGCGGCGGATGTGGAAGGTCGTGGTCCTGTTCAGTTCGTCGTCTTCCACGTCTTCCTCTGCGACGGTGAACGCCCAGCTCATCTTGTCCACCATGCCCTGCTGGATGTCCTCGTACATCTCGCCCGCGAGTGTGGTGCGCGACAGGTCTGCCGCGACGTACAGCCCGTGCAGCTGCGGCTCGATGTAGAGGGTGTCGTTTCGGTTTCGGGCGTACACGCGCCCCTCGTGGTCGTACAGGAAGATGACGTCGGACACGTCAGCGCCCTCCATGCATCCCTCGTGCATGACCTCGACGTACTTCCAGCCCTTCTGCACCTCGCCACGGGAATCGACCCAATCGGGTTCCTCCCACAGCACGTAGGGGTCCTCGAACGTGGTGGCG